TTGAGTTATATAACGCAGTTTGAGAAGCAGGAATAAGCTTTACTGATTTAAGAGGATCTGTAGCTTGAACTGTTTGGATAAACGAAGAGTCTTCAAATTCTGCTGAGCCAATATCTAATTTAACTCCAGCCACAACAGAGTTCTGTCCAATAACTGTTGCTATTGCAGAAGTAGATGGCTGTTCAATTCTTAAGTCAGTGTTAAATATAAAATTTGGGTTATCAAAAACAATTACTTGATTTGAAACTATAAGCCTTGTGCCTTCTATTGTATAACCAAATCCGCCGTCTAGCAATTCATATTTTATTATACCAGTTTGCTGCGCAGATACATCAGTTACTAAAACTTTACCACCTGATCCGTATTTACTTTTTACGTTATAAACGTCTCCAATTTCATTTCCTGTTGTACCACCATAGGCTTCATCAATTGGGGTAATTGCATTTAACGATCCACCAATTTTTCCAAAGCTAACATCTTCACCAGCAATTCTCGCCAGGATATCATCGAATTTTTGAAACTGTCCTTTTATGTTATTTAAGTAAATAACCGGATAGATAGTTTTGTTTTTAATAATAAAGTTAATTTTATCAACAACTGCTTTGGCACCTGACACAGAACCTTTAATATTTCGTGAAAGTAAATTTTCATAAGTATAGCTAAGACCGCTGTTTGATACAAAAACGTTATCGTTTGGAAACATTTCTAAATACGAACCAGTTTTCCACGTTGAGTCAGACGGCTTAAACATATATTTAGATGGATATACAACTTCGGCATACTCTTGATAAAATAGTCTAAAGAATACAATAATACCACCACGAGTACCTTTTCTTCTATAAAGGTCCATGATATTTTTAATTACAATTCTTACTGTTGTATCATCTAACAATGGCAAGTCCGCAAGAAATGCTTTTTGGAAATGTATAATCATACTCGCTAACGTAGTTGATATGTCACGGTATTCGTACATTCGCCGATTGTTATAATGGCTTTGGTTGTATTCTGTTTCTAAGAATTCATAATAATCTTTTACAAGTTGAACAAGTTCAGCGCCTTCATCACGATAAATCGCAGGCCACATACTATTAACCTTGAAGGCAATCTTTTTTTCAATTAACTCTTTTTGATTATTATAACCGACCATTTTATTCAGTCTCTCTTAATGTTACTTCTACATCGTCGTCGCGGATTGCAAAAATTCTACCTTTTGGAGCAGCAATGTCATCGTAAACAGTTGTGGCAATAAATTGAATAGCAGAGCCAGAAAATCCATCGGTTCTAAAATTAATTAGTTTTACATCGCCTGCGTCATAGTCAACAGTGCCTGCCGTTGGATCAATAATTTGTGGATTAGAAAGATCGCTAGTAACTAATTGCATGTTTCCGATGCCATCATCTTGTAAGTATACACAAACATTATCTACTGAAAATTGTCCACTTACAATAGATGGTTTATATTCTGAAAATCCATTCGTTTCACGGAACGGGTACGGCTTTACTAATGGTGTACCAAATTTAAATATAGGATTAGATTTGATATTAAGATCTGGTGTGTATTCAATAATCGGCTTTGCCGTCATGGCATTTGAAGTTATAGATACGTCAGCTGCGTCGATGTTAGAGGACAGGTTTGATAACCTTAGGGTAGTATTAAAGTTATCTAACGTTCCTTCTGAGTATGCTTGTACCGTGTCTCTAACCAACTGCGCAATAAAATCAGAATTTTTTGTAGTAAGCTTTGGATTATAATTAACACGAACTGTAATTTTGCCATACACAAATTCGGATGGAACGAATGTTGGCTCAATAGCTAATGGAGTCTTATCTGCCAAATAATCAAGATATGTATTTACCAAAGTATTTGATAAGGTTTCTTCAGCTTCTCCTAAATAAACTGATATCGCAACGCGTCCAAATTGCGGAGGATTTAAATTTTCTCCACCGTATGCTGACACGGCTTTAATTTCTGGAAATTGTTGTTTAAGTAATACTTCATAATCAGAAGTTGTTATAGCTCTCTCCTGAATTTGTAAAGCCTTAGGGGCAAAGTAACGGATTTTTTCTAATGACTCTGCGTCTGCGCCGCCAAGTGCCGCCTGTATTGTTTCAACTTCAGTTGTACCTGTTGAAGTAATTTGAATTGTAAAAACACTTGCACCATTTGGTTCGGCACCTGAACAAATTCTATACTTAACACGAATATCTTCGTATTCATCAGGCTGTATGCCAAACACGTTGTTACCAAAATAAATTTTATACCTGCCATCATAATATGGTTCTACGTAAAATACTTTATCTTCAGGTCCAACTCCAAAGATATCATTTTTGCGAGTAAATATATTTGCGTCTTCTGTAAACTCGGCATCAACAAATACCTCGAGAGAATCAATATCAGCGTTTTCGTTTGAAAGAATAACTGTAAGAATGCCATCTTCGTCAACAAAATACCCTTCACGTTCAAAGCTTGTTAGCATTTGTCCTTCAAAGAGTTCAATATTGTCTGCAACGAATACACCAGTTTCTGTTTTCTTTGCAACATATGCTTTGTCCGTAACGAATTCATAATTCTCCCCTTGGAAAGAAGCCTTGAATGCTGCGAACTGAGGGATTGTAATTGTTTGTCCTGTAATTGTAGTATCACGGATAGTAACTCTTACTGAAGCCCTTGCAGATTTCCTTGAGCTTGGCAAATAATTTAATTCTTTTGCGTGTGATACAACCGAGTTTGGTAATACCGCAGAGTCAAGAAACATTTCATTGATTGCCATATTGGTATAAAAGTTATTCTGATATGTATTATATGATAACACATCTAAAAGAACATTTAAGTTGGAACCTTCGAAATCATAATCTTTAAATTGCGATTGACTTTTTAAATAATTAATCAGTTGCTGCTTGTTGCTAGCGAAATCTAATTCTGTTATGTTCAGCTTCGTAGCCATCTTATCGTGTCCTCTCTAATATTACACTCAGCGATATTGGCTGTTGGTTATTTGATATGTAAAATACTATTTTAACGACAACAGTATTGTCATCTATTTCTGAAGAAACAAGAACATCAATAAGATCAGCTCTTGGCTCATGTAAATTAATTGTGGCTCTTACTTGCTCTTCAATTAATTTAAGTGTTGCTGGTGTAATTGTTTCAAACAACATCGCCTTGATATTTCCACCGAGGTTTGGTTGCATTAGTCTTTCACCTTTATCAGTTAAGATAAGGTTTTTTATTGCTTGTTTAACGGCTTCTTCATTTTTATTTAAGGTTAGGTCGCTAGACACAGGACTTTTTTCCAAATCCATTTTAAAGTCAGTAAAGACTGTAAACTTTTTATTTCTTGGTGTTACTAAGCTAACTACCATAATTTTTTTCCTTTATCAAGGTGTGAACACCCTATTCCCTAAATCTACATGGACAAAGCCCGGATATATTCCGTGTCCAGTAAAGCCTTCAGCATATGCTATTTTCAAAAATTTATCACGCCTTTCTGGATAACCTTTCCATGATATGTCAAATGCGTTGCCGCTTAAATGATATGATCCTGAAGAACCACCAACTCGGTTATTATGAGTTGTACTTCTCCATGCGCTATTGATATGCAAATCAGCTTCAAATTTTTGCGCCGTTCTCATAAGAATAACTCTTAAATCACGGTTTGCGTTTTTCCACCCGTCTGCTCCATCGTATGACGGCCATGATGTTAAACTTTTATCAACATATAATCCAGTTCCTGCGCCACCAGCCAACAAATCTTCATAACTTGGGAGCTCGGCATAATCATCTGGAGTAATTGGTTTGCGATTACCTGCGGCGAGCCACCTCTGTCTTTGATTATTTATCTCATTATTCCTTGCCTGTGGTGATTGAACTGGGCGACCTTCAATCACAGCCTTTGCGGCATTTAAATTTCCAGCCGCAGTAATTCTTTGCAAGGCATAAGTAAATCTATTTGCAAAACTATCAAGTGGATTTTTTAATGCTTGGATTGCATCTTCAATTCCAGCTGCCATTGCGCAAAATCGCGAAATAAGAAATTGAATTTCTTCCAAACTTGGATTGGCAAATAGACCAACTCCATAGTCAAATAATCCTTTAGCTTTGTTAATAATTTGCTGAATGTTTTCTTCGCTAAAAAATCCTAAAATGTTTTCTTTAAGATTATGAATTTGTCTGATAACATTTTCATTTACAAACGTTGCCACGTCACTCATAATATTACCTATATTAAAATTCTTAATTGCATCTTTAACTTTATTAATTGTTTTTTCAATCATTGAAGTAATTTTATTTTTAAAACTTTCAATTAATGCTGCTACTTTTAGTTTTTCAAAAATTGCTTCTAATGGATTTTCAATATTTTTAATTTTATTTAAAAAACCAGCAATGTCTGCAATAGCTTGACCTGCTAGACCAATAAGACCAAAGAAAGCTCCAACACCAGCAAAAACCTTTGGCATCAAGCTACAAAGTCCTCCAAGAAAACTGTTAGCAAAACCATTTGTATAATAGTCTTGTAGTTGGTAAATAACTGTAGGTGATTTAAGCTGCTCGTTAAGAGTCAAAGGATCATAATTATATTCTTTCATAAAGTCTGCCGCTTCAAACGGAGTGATAGGTCCTTGACTGACTCGTTGATATAAAGTATTTAAATCAGGAGTTTCTATTAGTAGATCTTGGATATACGGTTTTGCAGTATATTCGTTTATATTACCTACCGT